AAAATCTTCCAGACCAAGATGGTATAGAAAATTTCTGGCAGCCTCTTCTGTTTCAAAGGTTTATAGTGACAACATCTGAGGAGATAGAGGAGATACATCGAATACAAGAACAGCTCAGACAAGAGTTTTCTACTCACGTACTGAAGCAGATCGATAGAGTTTCTCAAGAGTTAGATACACTACGAGATCGTATTGCCCAACTAATTAAATTGATGGAGAGTAAAGATGTTAGAGGCTAATCTTACAAAGCACCAAAATGTTAGTGAGTTGAAAGTTCTAAGAAAGCAGGTTGGCCTACTTAAAAAGCTTGTAGAAAATAATAATATAGAAATTAAAAAACTTCGACAAGAGTTAGCCGACGTTAAACAGGATAGGAGTAATATTATTTTATCATGGGCGGAGGTAGATGATGGAAAATAAAGACCAGACGGATAATCTTTATTATCTGGCTGATTATAAAAACCTAAATAAAGAATCTGAGGAGGAAGATTCCAGTAAAGTATATGTTACTGCTATTGGCGAAGATACTGAAATAACCATACCTAAAAATCTTTGGGACTTCATGGAAGAGAATGGATATGATCCCTCCAAGATTGAAGAGTTTGATAAATTTTTATATGATTTAGAGGAAGAGTGATGGCTAAAAATCTATGGCAAAAGGAACGTAATAATATTTTCCGGGATCTTGTTAAACAGTATGTTGAGGAGGGTTATGACTCCAAAGAAGCCAAGAGATTGTCCAAGAGAGAATTGGATGAGATCACGGAAGACCGAGAGGGTTTTGTAAATAGGTTATGGAATCAGTCATATGAAGATGACTAGGTTAACCTTGTGTGGGAATTAATCTTAAAGGGGGGACGCCCCCCCCCCATTATAGTTGATGTCTTTTCAACAAAGAAAGAAGTCCAAGATGAGATTAACCACAGAACTTCCGTGATTCAACATCTAGGATACGACCCCCGAAAAATATATAAAATTAAAAAGGTAGAAAGTAGTACACTAGTGGCGGCAAAGGGGATCGTTATAACTTTAGATAAATTGGAGAAGTGAAGTGAAGATTCTAATTGAAATTTACAAAGAGAAATATTGTTCTTCACCGAAAATAATCTTTAAAGATAGTTATACAGAACTTGATAATCTAAATAAGATCAGTTTATTATCAAACATAGAGAAAGAGTTGGCAGCTTATAAAAAGGAAGCTGCCGATTCATATTTCAAAAGCATGACCACTTAATTTCCAAGGAACTGACATGTCCAGCGAAAGTATATTTGAGGGTCACATGGCTTGTCCTTCTTGTGGGTCAAGCGATGGCAATAGTAAGTATTCAGATGGTCACTTCTTTTGTTACAGTTGTCGTACCTATTCACGGGATAATCAGAATGGAGATAATATGCAGTTGAATGTAATCCAATCAACACCACCAACACAGAAGCTATCAACTGGATCGTTGGGAGACATACCTGACAGAAAAATTAGCAAGGAGACGTGCAAGAAGTACAACACCTATCTGCAAAAGAATGGCTCAACCATAACCCACCACATCTATCAGTATTTTAATCGGGATGGTCAACATATAGCCAATAAGATAAGAGGAACAAAGGATAAAGACTTCTGGACCGAGGGGCCGATTGGTAATAGTGTATTGTTCGGTCAGAACATATTTAATCAAGGCGGCAAGTTTGTCACCATCTGCGAAGGCGAGTTGGATGCCATGTCCGCATATGAGATGCTGGGGTCCAAGTGGCCGGTGATCTCCATCAAGAACGGAGCGGCGGCAGCATCGGAGAATTGTAAGAAATCCCTGGACTACCTGAACAAGTTTGATAGTGTAGTATTATGTTTTGATAACGACACACAGGGAAGGGATGCAGAGAAAAAAGTAGCTCAGTTATTCGAGCCAAACAAGTGTAAGATTGTGTCCCTGAATATGAAGGATGCCAATGAGTATTTAAAGACGGGGCAGAGATCAAAGTTTGTTGAGGCATGGTGGAATGCCAGGACATACACGCCAGCCGGTATTATAAACCTTGATGATATTGGTGCGGAACTCTATGAAGAAAACTATTGCGAGACCTGTTCATATCCTTGGAGTAAATTGAATGAGAAAACATATGGGATGAGGACGGGAGAGCTTATAACATTCTGTAGTGGGGCTGGTATGGGGAAGAGTAGCATCACCAGAGAGCTGATGCACCACATTATGGGTAACACCGAAGATAATATTGGTGTACTTGCCTTGGAAGAGAGTACTCACAATACTATCTTCAACATCATGAGTGTGGAAGCCAATGCCCGATTGTATATCAGGGAAGTGAGAGAACAATTCTCAAGGGAGCAACTGGAGGTTTGGAGAAAGAAAACTATTGGTGGTAAGAAGTTCTTTGCCTTTGATCACTTTGGTTCGATTGGGAACCCTGAAATACTTGATCGTATCAGGTACATGGCCAAGGCTCTGGATTGCAAGTGGATATTCCTGGATCATCTGAGTATCCTGGTATCCGGCCAAGAAGATTATGGGGATGAACGAAAGACTATCGATGTTCTCATGACCAAGTTGAGATCTCTGGTGGAAGAAACTGGGGTAGGACTATTACTTGTCAGCCACCTGCGGCGTCCCAGCGGAGATCGTGGGCATGAGGAGGGCAGGGAAGTATCTCTGTCTCACCTGCGTGGGTCTGCCAGCATCGCTCACCTGTCTGATAGTGTTATAGCCTTGGAGCGTAACCAGCAAGCAGACGATGAGATTGAGGCCAATACCACCACCATTCGTATTCTTAAAAATAGATATACAGGAGACACTGGTGTCGCTTGTTACTTGCATTATGATAAAGAAACTGGTAGAATGACACAAATTGATAACCCCTTCTTGGAGGACGAGGAATGAGAAAGCCGTTTGATAAAGCACTCTACGATGTGGCTGACACCAAAGCTAAGAAGCACATGGTAGGTTGGCTCCAAGATCATGACCACTCCAACATCTCCACCAATGAAACAACCTACTTTGATATTGTTTGTACAGTGGATAAAGATTTACCAAGACTTCTCTATGAGGTCGAGATAAAATATTCCTGGAGAGGAGATTGGCCTGAAAGTTGGGGGGAAATACGCATACCTGAAAGGAAAAGGAGACTACTTGAGAAGTGGAAAGAGGAGTGTCCTGATGACGTACTGACCTTTGTTGTGTTCCGAAATGATTGCTTGAAGGCATGGCACATAGATGGTCACACCCTTCTTGAATGTGAAATTAAAGAGGCTGCCAACCGCAACATCCAGAAAGGAGAGAAGTTCTTTCACATCCCCACCAACGATGCATATCTGATGGATATGACCTATGAGGAGAATTAAAAACCTTTTTGGGTACCTTTTTGGGGTACCTTTTTGGGGTACCTTTGGGGTAAAATCATGAGAGCTGTTGTTGATATCGAAACAGATGGCCTAGATGCAACAAAGATACATTGCATAGTAGCCCAGAATTACCAAACAGGCGAAAAGCGGCAATGGATTGGAGAAGAGTGTAGACAATTTGGAGGATGGTCCAGTAGAATAGATCAATTTATCATGCACAATGGTCTTAGCTTTGACGCACCAATCCTCAACAAGTTTGCCAATGCTCAAATCAAACCACATCAAGTCAGGGATACGTTGGTGGAGTCCCAATTGTATAATCCTGTTCGTCTGGGTGGTCACTCTCTGGAAGCCTGGGGAAATAGGCTGGGCTACGCCAAGGGAGAATTCAATGAGTTTGCCGAGTATAGTGAGGAGATGCTTGAGTACTGTATTCGGGATACAGAGCTTACCAAAAGACTGGCCGTTCTTCTGGAGGGGGAAGGGAAGAGTTTCAAACCGAAGGCATACGAGTTGGAACGTAATGTAAGAATTGTTATAGACAGGCAAGAACGTAATGGTTTTGCTTTCAACCTCAGAGAGGGTCAGCTTCTTCTTGCCAAGCTGGAAGATGAACAGCATGAACTTAAAGAACAAGCAGATGAGATGTTCAAGCCAGTAGAGAAACAACTGAAAACCAAGATTAAATACATACCATTCAATATTGCCAGTCGAAAACAAATAGCAGAACGCCTGATGGAGAAGGGATGGAAACCAGATAAGTATACTGACAAAGATAATATTATTATTAATGAGGAAGTTCTCTCCAAGATTAGGGGAATGCCAGAAGCAGAGATGTTCAGCAGATACTTTCTCTTGCAGAAACGTACTGGTCTTCTCAAATCCTGGGTAAAGGAGTGTCAAGAGGATGGGAGGGTTCATGGCAAAGTTCTAACCCTTCGCACTATAACGGGGCGGATGGCTCACCACAAACCAAATATGGCACAGGTTCCTGCCGTCCACAGTCCATTTGGCAAGGAGTGTCGTTCTCTCTGGACGGTATCCAATCCAGAGACACATCGCCTTGTAGGAACCGATGCCAATGGACTGGAGCTACGCTGTCTGGCACACTACATGGACGATAAGAACTTTACCAGTGAAGTTCTTATCGGAGATGTACACAGTGCTAACCAGATAGCGGCAGGTTTAAAAACAAGAGATCAGGCCAAGACTTTTATTTATGCTTTTCTTTATGGAGCCGGTCCAGCCAAGATAGGAAAGATAATTGGTGGCTCTTCCCAGGCGGGAAAAAACCTAATCAAAAAATTCCTAGCAAACATGCCAGCTCTGAAGACACTTCGATCTGATATACAAGAAGCGGTTCAAAAAGAAGGAACTATTAAAGGATTGGATGGCCGACGACTTCAGATTAGATCGGAACATTCAGCGGTCAATACTCTTATCCAAGGAGCCGGGGCAATAGTCTGTAAGCAGTGGCTTGTGGAAATGGATAAGAGAATACGAAGGTCAGGGCTGGATGCCCAACTGGTGGTGTCAGTACATGATGAATACCAGTTCGAGGTGGCCAAGCCTGACATAAAGAGGTTCACCCAGATAACAAAGGAGGCCATACACCAAACACAAGAGATATTAAGTTTCAAGTGTGATCTTGATTGTGCTTACAAGATTGGAAATAATTGGGCCGAAACACATTAGTTGTTGACAGACCTATTCCAATGTGATAAAATGTATTTGTTGTTGGTAGTAGACAACCTGCGGAACGATCCGCTTCATAGCTGCAAGGGCAGCCTCAAGGAGAAATGAAACATGAATGAGCCTATTTATCTTACCGGAAAATGCTATTGGGCCTGTGTTATTGAGCCTAATACAAAATTTGAGGAGCATTCCTGGTCTATCCAGGTAGTCGTTGATGATGACAACCGCTCACTTATCGAAGAGGCCGGTCTCAAAATCAATAACAAGGATGACGAGCATGGTGATTTTGTTACGATCAAGCGTAAGCTCTTACGAAGAGATGGTAGTACAGCCCGCCCACCCTTTGTTAAGGACTCCCAAAATAATTCTTGGGATGATACCCTTATCGGCAATGGTAGCGTTGTGAGAGTGCGGGCAATTCCCTATCAGTGGAAGTTTGCTGGCAAGACTGGTGTGTCAGCAGATTTGAGTGCTGTGCAGGTTATTGATCTAGTGTCGTATACACCTCAAGCAGCAGACTTTCCCGTAGTGGAAGGAGGTTATGTGAATGAAAATACCGAGAACGTGTCCTTTTAATAGTTAGAAAGGTGGGAAGGAGTGTTGCTGGTTGGCGGCACTCCTTCTCTTAATTCGTATGAAAAAAATAGAGACGCTAGTCGAAGACATATATAATTTATTTACTCTTGATCCTATTGATATGGATGAGGATGAGGTAGACAAACATATAGATAACTTTGGTGAGATGCTCAAGACGCACAT